TACACTTTTAACTGACGAGGCAAACTTAATAGATCAAATTGTACCTCTAAAAAGACTGCTTAAAGAAATCCAAGATGAGATTGCTTTAAGAAAGGCTATCGCAAATGGATAAGTGTGAGAATTGCGCTTTTCCCTCCGCCACAAAGCAAGTGAAAAATGTTGCATTCTCTTTTGTGAACGTCGTTGGTGAGGCTTTTAAAACTGGAAAAGTTATGGCCACAAAAGAAGTCATTCAAAAAAGAATGGCCGCCTGTGTTGGCTGTGAATTTTATAGAGATAATCGCTGCGTAGAATGTGGCTGTTATCTGACTTATAAAACTGGGCTTCATGCTGAGAGCTGCCCGAAAGGAAAGTGGTAAATGCCTTTTTTATGTGACATTACCCTAGAAGAAACAAACGTGATTGCTGGCTATTGGCATGAGGCAGAGCTTGTTTACAACATGAAATCTGGCTTTGTGGTTTTCACAGTAAATGGCTATGTAGATCAAGCCGCCTATGAAGCTGGCAAGCAACCAGTGATTTCTAAATTCTTTGAAATTCCAGAAGGCACGCAGCCACAATTAGCCGCTGCTGGGAAAGCATTCTTATTAGGTTACGTGAGAGCGTTACCAGAATTCGAGGGCTCAGAAGATGTTACTTGATTACATTCGTATATTTAAATTCGACGGCTCAACTCTTAGCGATCAATCTTTATTAAATCAAGATGACTCATCAACACTACCTTTAAACTTAGACACTGATGAGTTTTTATATATCGGTCAGAGATTCCCTTTTACTAATTTATTTTTTCAAATGGATACTGTTAACGGAGCCACTGGTTCTATAACGGTTGATTATTGGGATGGGACACAATGGAGGGCTGGTGTTGACGTTCTTGATGGGACGAAATCGAGCACAATTCCTCTAGCTAAGTCGGGGAATCTGTCGTGGGGTGTAAATCAGGATTATAATTGGCAGATTGTAAATGACACCACTGATTCTAGTGCTCCCTCGGGTCTAGCTGGAGTTTATCTTTACGATACATATTGGACTCGATTAAGTGTTAATAGCGCCGTCTCTGGTTCTTGCGACGCTAAAGAAATCGGCTACGCTTTCACAACTAGTTCACAACTTAAATCAGTAGATATTGAAATCGATGGTTATTTAAATAGTTTTGAGAACGGTAAGACTGATTGGATTCCTGAGATTATGACCGCCTCTAAACAAATGGTCACAGATCTTAAGCGTTTAGGCTTAGTCGTTCATCAAGGACAGATCATTGAACTTGATGACGTTTGGCTACCAGCCACATATAAAACATTATCTTTAATCTATTTTAATCTAGGCCCTAGTTATAATGACAAACGCGCCGCAGTCGAAAAAATGTATAAAGACGCATTAAATATTCGTCGATATACCTTCGATTCAAATGCTGATGGTAAACTAGAGAAGCGCGAAATAGCTGGGCAGGTGAGGAGATTAGTTAGGTGAGTTTAATCACGACTGTGTTTGACAATATCAATACACGGCTAACTACTATCTACGCTACACCAACATATAAGAAATTAGTTAACCCATATATTTTAGAGTTAAATGATACACTTTCACTTAATCGCGGGTATGCTTTTTTTATGGGCCCCGGACTTAATACTAAAAAATTAATTGGCGATGTTGTAACGTTTGAACGTGAAGTTACAATCGTCAACACCATAGTTAATCGAGGCACTGACCGAGATGTGACTATTCGTGAGACGGCTGAGAAAACATTACTTGAAGATCAATTCTTAGCCATTGATTCATTTCACCAAACTATCTTAAGCGACGCTTGGGATTTAAATTGGGAATCGGATGGCGGTATAGAGTTTATCTTTACTGAGAAACAAAACTTTTTAAGCATAAGAAGCCTCTATCGCTTGCGATATAGCGAGGAGTGCTAGAGGAGAATTTATGAGCGGAGCAACATCAACAAGAAAATCCGTACAAGCTATCGTTGAAGAAACCACAGCAGGTACGCCAGTCGATCCAACAAGCGGAACACAAGTATTGCCTTTGCAAGAAGGCTTTGACATGACTCCTAACTTCGAGACAATCGATAACGTAGAGTTATCCCCAAGCGTAGATACTAAAGCGCCTATTCTTGGGCTCGAATCACCTGAGTCTACAATCGGTCACTACTTCCGTCATAGCGGAGTTGAAGCTACTGCTCCTAACTATGATATTTTAATTAAAGCAGCACTCGGCTCTAAAGTTGCTGCACCTTCAGAGAAGACAACAACTACTGGTTCAACTAGTGGTGACATTAACGCTCGCGCAGTTATTAAACTTGGCGCTGGCGGATCTGACTATGAGCGTGGCGATGCTATTCTTTTAAAAGATTCATCTAACGGTTACGCTATTAGAAACGTTTACTCTGTTAGTGGAAATGATTTAAGTCTTCAATTCAACTTATCTCAAGCTGCTCCTAGCTCTGGCGTGGCTTGCGGAAGAAATCTTCTTTATAAATCAAATGATGAATTGCCTGCTCTGACTCATTGGATTTATCGCGCTAACGGAACTGCATCTGAGGCGATGACTGGTTCACGAGTTGCTTCAATGGCGATCACAGCTAACGTTGGTGAAGCTCTTAATATGGAGTTCTCACTTAACGGAACTGGTTACTATTTCGATCCAGTCCGTGTTGATAGCGATGATAGATACTTAGATTTTAATCTTGGCGCAGGAGCTTTAGCCGCTACAGTAAACGCTAAACTATATAAATCTCCTCACGAGTTAGCATCTTCTTTAAAAACTGCTATGGAAGCTACTGGCGCAACTGGTTCTTTCATCGTTGACTATAAAGATTACGGCGCGGCTTCTGGAAAATATTATATCGCTCACAGTGGTGGTACTTTAAATCTTCTTTGGAATAGCGGAACAAATACTGCTAACTCAATCGGAGATGCGATCGGATTCTCTTTAGCTGCTAACGATACTGGCGCTACTGGTTACTTCTCTGATACTGCAATGAGCTGGGCTGCTCCTTATAGCAACACTGCTGATAGCAACGTTAATCCTTTGATTGTTAAAAATAACGAAGTTTTATTCGGAACATTTGAGCGCACAATCTGCACTGAAGTTCAAGAAATGACAGTTAACGTTGAGAATACACTTCAAGACGTTAGAGACATTTGCTCTGAGTCTGGTGTTGGTGAGAAACTTCTCGCTCAAAGAACTGTGACTGTAGAGTTGCTAATGACTCTTAAGAAACACGACGCTAAGGCTTTCGAACAATTCAGATTAGGTGACACTGTTAGCTTTGCTTACAACGGTGGAACTAAGTCTGGCGGTAACTGGGTCGCTGGTAAATGTGTGAACGTGTCTTTAATCGAAGCTCGAATCACAGAATTTGCCGTAACAGATACTGATGACGTTGTAACTTTGAGTGTAACACTTCAAGGTGTTGCTAACTCTAGTGGTGAAGGAATCATTTTCGTAAACTTGTTGTAATAAACAAATAAGTCAGGAGGACTTATGAACAAAGAAATTAAATTTGTACCTGAATGTGTCAAGGACGGGGTGTTTACAGGACACCTCGTTCTTATCAAGCCGTCAGTAAATGATTTATTTGACGGATCTGCTATTGCTAAGAAATCTGAATCAGATGAATTAGGATCGACTAAAGACCTACTTAGTTGGTCTAAGAAATTCTATAAAGAAGTAGCAATAGAATCTGTAGACGGATCTAAATACCAATCCTTTGATGAGTTAATGGAAGATGCTGAATGTTTAGCAGTTCTACAAGAAGTAGCAGTAGCTTTAGTAACAGGGCTTAATAAAAAAAAGTTAATGACGGCACTGACACCGAAGAAAGGCAAGTAATAAAGCAAGTGAGACTCTTAGGGGCTGGATCGAATCATCAAAATGAGATGTATCACGTAGTCTCTGAGTATTTCATGCGCCAACGTCTTGCTAAAATTGGATTCACTGCCGCTGACTTGAAAGAATTAGATTCAGATAAAGCTCTACATTTTTTGATTATATCTAATGAACTAGATAAAATAAAACGTGAAGCTGAGGAAAAGGCTATGAAAAAGGGGAGAAAATAAGTGGCAGTTACCTTAGAGTTTCTTGCGGATATTAGTGGCGCTACTAAAGAAATAGCTGGCCTCAGTAAATCTGTAGATAAACAAATTTCAGCAATATCTTCAGCATTTAATGGACTTACAACAACTCTTGCTGGTTTAGCAGCCGCAATTGGTGTCGGATTGTCTTTTAAAAGTGCAATCGATCAAGCTGCTCAATATGAAGATGCAGTTAATAATTTAGCCACAGCTTTTAAATTAACTGGGATTGAATCTCAATCAGCAGTTGATGGTATTGTTGCTTTTGCTTCAGAAATACAAAACACTACAAGATTAAGTGACGATGCTGTTTTATCAGCAGCTTCTTTACTTCAATCAATCGCTAGACTTTCAGAAGATGGCCTTAAAAAAGGAACCCAAGCAGCAATTGATTTAAGTGCTGCTTTGAGAATTGATTTAGAATCAGCAACTAGATTAGTTGGAAAAGCTGCTGAGGGAAATGTTGAAGCTTTTAAAAGATACGGAATTGAAATTCGAAAAGGTAGTAATGATGCTGAAACTTTTTCTAATACATTAGATACTTTAAATTCTAGATTCGGCGGTAGTGCAGTAGCTGCTACAAATACTTATGCTGGAGCAATTGATCAGTTAAAAAACGTATTTGACGATGTTTTAAAAACATATGGACTTAGCATTATTCAAAATGATGAGTTCATACAATCCATTAAAGATTTAACAAAATCATTAATTGAATTAGTTCCTTTAATGGTAACTTTTGGAAATGCTACAGCAAAAGCATTTAATTTTCTAGCTAGATCAATTAAAGGTAGCGGGCTTAATGAAGAGCTTCAGGCTATTCATGACGGATTAAAAGATGCTAATCCTGCAGCTCAAGATTTATTAGTTAAAAGAACTCCTACAAAGGCAGTATCTAGTTCGGGATTATTTTCTGGTGCGCCTAGACCTGATTTAGAAGGGATAAAAAAAGCAGAAGATAGTTTAAAAAAAATAAGAGAAGATGCCGAAAAAGCTAGAGAAAGATATGAATTAAAATTAGTCAAAGAAAAATCTGATAAAGAAGCACAGGAAAGACAGCGACAATTCAATATAACTAGTTCATTAATTACAAATATTTCACAGGGAGCTCAAGGAGCTGCTGCTGCATTTCAAAATGTTAGCGGATTTATTGCTGACTCTATTATTCCGGGACTTGGTGGGGTTGTTAGCGGATTAGTTGGATTTTTAGCTCAAGGGCCCGAGGCTGTAAAAGCACAAATACAAGCGTTTATCGACGCTTTACCAGAAGTTATTCAGGCAATAATAGATAGTATTCCCGCTGTTATTGAGGCGCTGGCAAATGCTGCCCCAATAGTGGCGATTTCATTAGCTAACCAAATGCCATTAGTCGGTATAAAATTGGCCACAAGTTTAATTGCTGAATCTCCGAATATCGCCAAGGCTTTCATTCAAAGTTTAATATCTGAGAGTGGAAGATTAATTCAAAGCATCGCTGACGGAGTTAAAGAAGCCATTAAGAGTGCTGCTGGTTTTGCAGGTGGAGGCGGAGTTAAAGGCGCTCTAAGCGGGAGTTTAATTGGCGGTATTGTTGGCGGGCCAATTGGTTCAGTAGGTGGTGCACTTAAGAAATTAAAATTTGCTGAAGGTGGAGTTGTACCCGGTGGAGCTCCATTCACAGATAGAGTGCCAGCAATGTTAACTCCGGGTGAAGTTGTACTATCTCGCGATCAAGTTAGAGAAGTTCAACAAGAACGCGCATCTGCCTCTGGCGGAAGTGATAGACCAATGACAATTAACTTAATGGTTGGTGAGCAAGAACTTGCCAATGTAATTTTAAATTTAAACAGACAGGGGTTTAGACTTTCATGAGTCACACAACTTGTTTAAGAATATTCTGGGATAACTTTATAGATCTAGATTTATTAGCTCACTCAGATGTTAGTAGTGAACAAACTGCTTTCCCAGTCACTAATGCCTATAACACACAGAGAAGATCTAAGGTGTGGCGCTCAAATGGATACTTTAATGTTACGGCCTCAACTAATCAGATTATTTTCAGAGAGACTTCTGGCGGCCCTGATTTAACAGCCAGTATAGCAGTGGCGGAATATTCTACTTTAGCTAGTTTCGTAACAGCAATTAAAACTGCGCTCGACGCCGCTGGTGACTCTACCTATACAGTGACTAATTCTTCATCGACTGGTTATAAATTTAATATCGTATCTAACGGAGCTGGTGGCTCTGGCGTGTTTCATTTAATGGCCACTGATGTGAATTTTACAGCAGCATCTTTACTAGGTGTCGCTACTGATACTGACCAAACAAGTGCCTCTCTAACTAGAGTTGGCGATTATATAAGATGTAATGGCGGCTCTGAATTTATAGAGTGGGATCTTGGTCTTAGCTCTAATCCAAAAGGTTTCGCTGTTATCGGATCAAGAAATTCACCACTAAAATTATCTCCCGGTGGAACTTATAAACTTCAAGGCAATCACACATCAACTTGGACAAGTCCTGTGTACGAGTCGACGTTAACCTATAATGATAACGCTTTATATGTCACGGATGAGGATGGGTTGGCGTCGACGTACTTAAGATTTTGGAGATTCTTAATTCAAGATCAAAATCCTAATGGATATGTAGAAGTCGGAGCATTCTGTCTTGGGGATTACTTTGATCCCGTTAGAGGCCGAGCACAATTTCCATTACAAGTTGATTTAGTAGATCGATCGGACACTATATTCTCAGAAGGCGGACAATCATACGCTGACATAAAAGAATCAACTGCCACATATACTATTGAGTGGAAGGGTTTGAAAAAAGAAGCCATCGAAGAAATGGAAAATCAATTTCAAGTATACGGGACACACACTCCATTTTTTGTTGGTCTAGATAGTGATTCAGTTTTTAGCTCTAGTTCACAACGAAGACTTTTATTTTGTAAATTCGCAGCCGAGCCTAGATATCAATTGGTGAGTCCAAATAATTGGGAAGTTACATTTAATCTGAGAGAGGAATTGTGATATAGCGTTGTGATGATAAATAAAGAAAGAACAGATACTTATAGATCCTTCCAAAGAATGCATGACAGGTGTAACAGGTCTTATTTAGAAAAAAACAAATGTTATAGAGACGTAAAAGTTTGTGATCGTTGGAATAATTTTGAAAATTTTATTGAAGATATGGGTTTAATCCCTAAAAATATGACCCTCGATAGAATAGATAATACAAAAGGCTACTACAAAGAAAATTGTAGATGGGCGGATAAAAAAACTCAGCATCTTAATAGAAGAACAACAATAATTGTTGAGTACAAAGGTAAAAAAGAATACTTAATAGACTTAATAAGAAAATCTGGAGTAAAAAGAGAAACTGCCATCTCCCGATATAATTTAGGGTATTCAATAGAAAAAGTTCTAGAAAAAAAATACATAAAAGACTGTAGAGCTAAGCAACTATACTTTTTCAAAGGAAAGAAAAGAAGTGCTTATGAGATTGCTAAAATGACAGGAATTAATTCTCAAATGTTAAAGCACAGACTTAAAAAAGGTCTAAATTTAAAAGATGCCATTACTAAACCAAGTCAAAGAAATAAGAAGTCGGGGGTGATTTATTAGCTGGCGCCAATACGGAGATGAGTTCTCGACCTCAGACATGACGACTAAAAGTCGATATCTCAGATTCTCACCTGATAGAAACATTGTTCTTAAAGCTATGCGCACTTGGGTTATTCTATATAATCCTCCAAACTTTACTGATTTAACTTGTAAACTTTATGCAGATAATCTCGGCTTACCCGGCGGTTTGATAGCCTCGTCTACAACTATGTGGGACAAGACCGAGCTGTTAACAACACAGAACTATGGAACTAAAGAAATATATTTCGAGTTCGATCCCACTATATCTCTTAACGCTAATATTTATTATCACTTTGTGCTTAGTTCTACTGGCTATACATACGCTCAAGAATCACACATAGCTTGGAGAAAGGCTTGGCCTGATCCTGTTTACGGTGACGCTACTTTTAATTCTCTATTGAGATCACATTATATGTTCTCTTTAATTGGAGCTGATCTATAATGGCCTACGCCGATCTACTATTAGAGGAAGGCATCAAGGCGCAATACTTGGCGGTGTTAAAACCTGCGCGTAAAGTTACCTCATTCACTCTTTTTAGTGGATCGGTTTACTCAAAATCTTTTGATTACGGTTATGTGTCTAGCGTCGAAGTGGACGGTGTTGCTTTGACAGAAGGTAGTTCAACTTCTTTATCGGCTGGATATTTTTATTGGGATAACGACAATCAAGTTCTCTATATACGCACTAGTGATTCGGCCAATCCTTCAAGTAAATATGTTGTGGCTGTTTTCGAGATCTATGTGGCCACTTATGATGCTCACTGGAATAGAGTTCCGACTGATACAACAACTAGTGTAGTTTATTTTGAGCCGCTAATATCGAGAGTGCCGGCGATAAAAACTACAGTTAAAGATCTAGCTTTCGGTGTCGTGCCTGTGCAATCGACAGGAATTAACCTAAACAATGCTGATAAGATACTTAATAAATTCTTATATGATTCTAGCTTTAGGGGCCGAGAAATATTGGTTTATCATTGGCTAGACAATTTAGATGTCGACAATATCAAATTAGTCATGCGCGGTAGAATGGACTCAATTAGTTGGGCAGATTCTACAGTTTCTATAAAAGTTTTTGACTCATTTGATATTTTCGAGACAGAGTTTAGACCGCCACAAGGGGAGTCGTTTTACTCTACAGATTTATATCCGAATCTAGATCCACAGTTTGAGGGCAAACCTATACGCTACGTCTATGGCGTTGTGAATGGCTTTGTGCCTGTGAATATTGATTATAATTCTGACGCTCCGACAACGGGGAATAACAGAGTTTGGGCAGTTTGCTCAGACGGATTAAATCAATATCAAAAAACAGCTACCGTGCCAGCGAGCCCTTCGAGCACAACGACAAGAACTTATCTTGATAATGCCCAAGGCATTACGGTTGGTGATACTGTTTATATTAATAAATCCACAGATGAGTCTCGTTTAGTAACTGCTGTTAATTACACAGGTAGTGATTATATTGAACACGCTGCTTTAAGTAGTGGCGCGGCTGCTAATGGCGACACTGTTTCACGTGCAACAACTGCAAGAGTTGATATCTTTCAACAAGGTAAAAAATATACGGCTTTGTATGGTCGAGACTATTCAGAGACCGTTGACGCTAATGGAGCGGTAAAGTTCACATTTGTTTCAGGCCTTGAAACTAATTTATCGCTCCCTTCCACATTAAGTCCAACTGACTCCGTGATCTGCAAAGTTTACGGCAAGCAAAACAATGTAACTTTAGGTGGGCCAGCATATGGTAGCAATGACTCTGAGACAGGCAATCTTTTACTCTTACCTAGTATTTTGTTGGATATACTTAAGCGTTTCGCTGGCATTCCTGAGTCTCAAATAAACACAAGCTCGTTCACAACGTTATCTTCGACTTCAGATGATAGACTTGGCTTCGCTATACCCGATAAGTCCTCGAGTAAATTCCCTAAAATACGTTCTATATTAAATGAGATTTCTCAGACTGGACTTATAGCTTTATTCTTAGATGACGATTTAAAATGGAAAGCAACTCGCCTAACCTCTATGGGCGCTGCTAGTGGGACTATTGAGGACGATGAAATACTTGAAGGATCAATCAACTACGACTTCGATTACTCCGACATCTATTCAGATGTTGTTGTCCAATTTGGACGAGAAGAAAAAGCTCAAGACACTGGTAGCTCTGAAGGTTATTCTCTTGAAAGAGCTAGCTCTCAGACAGCAAGATACTTGCACAAAATAAATAGAACATTAGATGTCGACTCACTTCATTACGATCGGACGCACGCGGCTCGATTGGCGTTAAGAATGTCAGATCTTTATGGAGATCGACAAGGTGTTATTGAGTTAGATTCTAAGAATAGATTCTTTGGATTTACAGTTGACCAAATTATTCAAATTAGTCGAAAATCACTACCCGGTTCAGAGTGGGACGGTGAGACATTGAATATTCAAAATGCAAACATACGACAGACTGAAAAATCATTAAGGCGTGTTAAACTTGTCCTCAATGATCTTAAAGGCGTCACAGATAACGTAGGAGACTTTTAATCTATGGCAACCAGAACATATACATTTACTACCGGAATCGAAACTAGCGATGCTCCTACGGGTGCAGCGCCTTCGGCTACTGGCGATATAATGACACTCGGCTATGCCGATACAACATACGCTCGTCGCCGTGATTGGGGTTTCACCGCTGCTGACTACACTGCCCTAAAAGCAATCGGAACTACTGGTGATAATCAAAGATATGATGGGCAGACTCGGTTGGTTACTGGTACTGGAGAAATCTGGCGCTTTGACTCTGCAAGCTCTTCAACTGAAGATGGGTCTACAATTTTAGCCCCTACTTCTGGAACTGGACGCTGGTTGATTGTTTCTGGTGGAGGAAGCGGATCTAGCGGGACAGCTTCTAATCTTGAAAGTCTTGAAACCTCTAATGAACTTTTTTCTCAGGGTTATTATTCAAATAAATTAGACGACAGTTTAAGAACTAGTGGACTAGATGTACCTGCTCATTCTTATGTAACAGGAAATCTAATAGAAAATTATACCTCAGGTGACGTCTCAGGAAACATAGTTTGGAACCCAATCGTTATTTATGATTCTGATAAGGATTATGATTCAACTACAAATTGGGCCGCAGTTGGCGCAGGAACAACTCTTTCGGCTTCTGCTGGATCAAATAAAGTAGGATCAAATAAGTTTACTTTCAATAAAGACGGCTCTGCAGTGGATGCATCTATAAGACATACCCTTGCCGCACAAACATTAAATGTTGCAGGTAATTATAGAGTTTATTTTTGGTTAAATATCCCTTCAACTACAAACTTATCTAGTGTTTTTTTAAAAATAATGGGAGCTGCGACAACTGATTTTTCTAGATGGAATTTAACAACAAGTTATTCAGGCGCATCTTTAACTACTGGTTGGCAATTATTTTTTGTAGATATTAAAAATACAACGGCATCCTCAACTGGCGGCACTGCTTGGACAACAACTCAGCTAGCTAGATATGTTGAAGTCGGTGTGACAACATCAAGCGCAGGTCAAACATACACTGCAATAGCCTTTGACGGACTTTGGTTTTCTTTAGGTGACATAGAATCTTGGGGACCAAAATATTTAGAATTTACTATTGCCGACACTTCAAACAAAAATGACTTAATAATCGATTCGTCAAATTCAAGACAAGACGGATATGTTAAATTAGGTTCAACAATTGCGCAAAACTATACTGCTGGGTTATCTTCGGCATCTGCTGCAAAAGTGTTAAGATCAACACTAAGTTGGTCACAAAGCGGGTTAATTGGGTTTAACTCTGCTATGTCATCAGGAACTGTTAATACAGAACAAGAATTACGATTAACCAGAATCCTTAGAGAATCATCTTCATCAAACTATGCTGCTTATGTAGATATGTACACTCCACAACTTTATAGAGTTGCTGGTGTTTCAGGATCTTCAATTGGTGTAGAGGACTCAGAAAATACAAGCGGAAACTGTTTAAGCGGTAATGAATTTCATATATTTAAAACTTATAACTCTGGTGGTGAAAAAGATTTTAGTCACTTAGCTACTAGAACAATAACTGCAAATAGTTCTGCAACTGGTGGAATAACTACATTAACTCTTGACCCGACTAATATATCTGTTGGTGATTATGTAGCTAAGCAACATCTAACAACTTCTTTAAGTGTGGTGTCGACTACAGCAAACGAGAATTTTACAAATTTAAGCTATGATACAAGCCCTAATGGCGCACAATTAATTGGATCACGATCTTACCCATATCCTAGTTTTGTTTATTCACATAACTGGTTGGGTGCTGCAAGTGAGTCAATCGCGCTAAGAGATCAATCTGGAAATAATAGGGGAATGAGTAAGATTGGATCACCAAACTTGGCCGATACTTTTAAAGCTGGAAAGTTTTCTTATTCAACTGGAGCCACAACTGATTATGTAAGACTACCAGCAGGCAGTGCAAGCGCACTCAACGCAACTTCCTCATCATCTTTAGTCCAGTTTTCTATTTGGGTTTATTACAATGGAACATCAGGTTCAGATCGAGAAATATTTAATGCTTGGTCATATCACGGTGCAACGGATTATCGTGGATGGAAAGTTTTTATTGTTGCTTCTGATAATAAATTTAGTTTTCCAGTTCATAACAGCTCCGCAACTGCATCATCAAACGTATCTTCAGCCGTTTTAACAAGCGGAACTTGGAATCATTTGTTTTGCCAAGTTAAAGGTTCATCTGTCCATACAATGTATTTGAACGGAGTTCTTAATTCAACAACTGCTGGAGCTATCGCTGGATCAATACCAACAGCTCAAGCTTCTTATGTTGGAGTGAGATCAGATAGCACTTCAATTGATTCAACATTATCTAGTGTTGGAAGTGGATTGAAATTTGCCGATCTCATCGTCTGGAATGGAGCGCCTCAAATGGGTCAAGCCGAGGTTAATTACTTATACAATGCGGGCAATCCACAATTCTTTGGCTACAATCCTGCACTTCTAAGAAATGAATATGTGGCAACAGCACAATCAGGACAGAAAATATCTATGAAGTCAAAATTAAATAGAAGCACTTCAGGGGTTAATCCTTATATTTTAAGGGCAGGGGTTATTAAAACATGAGCGAGGTAGTTCTACACATTGAGTTTATAGTTGGGGGCTTCGTCGCTCTAATAGTCTGGGCAATTCGTCTAGAGGGGAAAGTTCAATTTACTGAACAAAAAGTAGATAAACTTTTTCACTTAGAGGAAAAGATAGGCGCAATAAGAGAATCCTTAGCTCGAATTGAAGGGCAACTTGGAATCTCAAAAGAATAAAGTTATCGTCACAAGAAAAAGAGTTGGCGATAAAATTATTCTAGAAACTATAAACGGAGTTGTAGAAATAATAGTTCACAAGATCGGTCAATCAAACTGTGTCTTAGTCTTATCAGTTCCAGAGACTATAAAGTTAGAGTTGGGGAGTAAAGATGGCAAACATCGATAAAGAAAAATTATATACAATCAGATGGCACGTAAATAAACTTATTCCAGACGGAGAAGATAAGAGTGAAATTTTACGTCTGTTAAGTGATCTTTTAGGTGAGAAAGACAAAGCGCCTACGAACGAGAGAGAAACACTTGACCCTGATGATAAAAGAAAAATGAAACTAGCCATTATCGTAGGTCATGAGAAGCGTGCTGGTGGGGCTGACTTCGCTATTAAATCTGCCTATAAAGATGAGTACACATATAATACGGCGATTGCCAATCTATGCCAAACATTTATTAGCTCTGGCGCCTATGCCAATATACAGCTTAAAATAATATTTAGAGATGGGATTGGTATTAGCGGCGCTTACAATGTTGCAAAAGAATGGGGATGTGATTGTTGCATTGAGCTTCATTATAATGCTTATGATACTAAAGCATCTGGATCTGAAACGCTGACTACGGTCGATTCTCAAGACAAATTGTTTGCTCAGATTATTCATAATGAAATATGCCAAGCTCTTAGCCGTAATGGCCAATCAAGGGGTGTCAAAATTCTATCTCGTGGTGATAGGGGCGGCGGTAATATTTATGCTATGCCCGGATCGGCTAATTGCTTAGTTGAGCCTTTCTTTGGGGATAACGCTACAGAAGCTAAGCTAGCTCTAGATAGAATGGATCAATACGCTAAATGTTTACTTGATGGGTGCGTCAAGTGGGCTAAGTCGCAGTCGATTTTAAGTTAAGCTGTGGCATAATATTAGGTGTGTTATATAGGAGGAGTTTATTCATGAAAAGTTGGTGGCAATCTAAAACACTTTGGCTTCAAATTATCGGTGTTGTTTCTATTTTGGTAGGTTCAAAAGTACCTGCATTGGATGCTTTTTTAAAAGAATATTTCAGTGAAGTTGGTATCGGCTGGGCTGTATTAAACGCAATTCTTCGCGCTGTTACCAAAAAAGAAATTACTCTGGCATAATTAAATTATGTGGGCGTCAATTCTAGCTTTAATTTCTAATTTCTTTGCAGCAATTCCAGAAATAATTAAATTATTTAAAAAATCTGCTACTGAAAAAGTAGAGAAACAAAAACAGGATCTTGACGAAAAAGAAAAGAAGTTTGAGGAGACTGGGCGTCCACAATGAAAAAAATAAATGCGAGAGTTAAAATTATATGTTTCGTTGTGCTTATGGGTGTGCTCTACGCTTGTGCTTCTGACGGTTATACATATTATGGTCTTAATGTTAGCGCAGTAGAAAAATCAGAACTTGCTAAAGGACAAATGCTAGCTAAAGATCCGTCTAAAGATCTAGATCTAACAGAATGTATACCTACTAAGAAAAATAAAAGTCCTTGTGTGATTATGTTCTCAAGTGAATTTTTCAAAGCAATGAGAGATCTTGAAGAATACAAGGCACGACTTAAAGCTTGCGAAACTAATTGATATCTTCTGGGCTAAGTAAAACTACGTGACAGTTTTTACTTTTATATTTCATTCTTATTTTATCAAAGGCCTGACTAAGAAGTAGTTCATCTCTAAAGTTAGGGTGCATAATCTTTTGCGCTACGAGAATGCCTGATACGGCCTCGGTGAGAATATCTAAAATGATATCGTCTTTTTCATCTTCTTCAAATTCTTCAACTATATCAAGAGCGAGATCAATGAGTTCACCCGCTGCTTTCATCTCGAAACTCATTTCTTCTCTGTCATCATCGCTCATGTTAAAGATTATTTTGCGGGTTGACTCAGAGCACTTGCAATAGGTTTTTTGACTGTCACAATAATAAATAGGGGAGACGTTGACTTGGCGGTTGTACTCGCAATTTCTGACCTTCATTTCCCGTATCAACACCCACACGCATTCGACTGGCTTGCTCAATTAAAGAAAGAATTTAATCCCGATAAAATAATTTGCTTGGGGGATGAGGTCGAAATGGCCGCAATGGGCTTTCATGACAAGAACCCTATGATGCCCTCTGCTGGAGATGAATACAAGTACGCGCTCGCGTGCATGAAGACTCTCTATAAAATATTTCCAGAGATGGATATCTGTGTGTCTAATCACGGCTCACGGCTTTATCGTAGGGCTTTCACGAATGGAATACCCGAAGCAATGGTGAAGGCATATCGTGAACTATGGGATGCGCCTTCGACTTACAATTGGTTCGGAAGAATAAACTTTGAGAACGTAATATATGAACACGGAGACGGTGGGGGGAGTGGTAGAAACGCCGCTTTTGTAGCTATGCAAGCTAACCGCATGTCGACAGTAATCGGACATATCCACTCCTTCGGAGGTGTTCAGTATTCAGCCACACCATTTGGAGAACACTTTGCCTTAAACACTGGCTGTTTAATTGATCTAAAATCACCCGCATTTTTGTATGCCGAGAAATATCGTAATAAACCAACCATAGGTCTTGGGTTAGTTATAGACGGAAAGTTAGCCCACTTTCTTAGGATGCCAGATTGAGAAATTATCAAATAATAACTTTCTTAGATCATCATGACGGCTCAAATAAACCGGCTATCTGTGAAGTTATTGGCGAAGTAACTTTTGAGAACAATCTTTATTTAAATATTAGGTATTGGACAACTCTAAGTGAGTTAGACGATGAGCCAGCCGACGACGCTCTTAATGACGAGATTGTCACCATAGTTAAAAGCACAATACTAACTAGGTTATTAATCGAAACTTGGAAGGAGCTCCCTGAGCAAGTCAATTCTAAGTGATGGCCTTAATACAAACTTAGATAAAACTTCAGCACGAGCTTTCTCTGCTAACTTCCACCTAGCATCAAACTTCATATCAATAACTCTCTGAACACTTTCAACAAAAGATTTTTTATCGTTAGCTTTATATTGAGAGCAATAATTTAAATCTCTCCATTCTTGCATATCGGGAACTACGCAAACAGAACCACCAATGCCTGACCCTTCTAAGTAGGCGATGTTAGACTTAGAGCGATTAAATTGATGATCGACTAAAGGGACGACTTGTATAGCGGCTTGCATTCCTTGAAGATCGTTAAAATATTCTAAGATATTGGGGGCTGCACTATGAGCGCTTTGTCCGGGATTACCTTTCTCAATAATATACCAAGGGCGATATCCATAGAACATAAAGTGCCAGTCAGTATTATTTCTCATCAGCTCGATAAAACAATCTTGATAAAAATGAAGATTCATTTCGTGATGAGGAGTTCCGCGCCAGAGAACTATTTTCTTCGGTGCTGTTTTTACTTCTCTATTAATTATATCGCCGATAATATTAGACGGTAGAGCATTGGGTATAACTTCAATTTTAGACAGACTAGATAAGTGTGGCTCGTAAATTAATTTTAAATGTTGAGTCGAGACAGTTACTAGATCGGATAGGGAAAGTATTTTAGTTAACGTGTCTTTCGTTTGGGGCCTGTCATATAGATCATGATTAGAGTTAGAAAGATGCACATTAAAAAGATCATCGTCAAAGTCTACCCAAACTGGAATGTCTTGTCGCTTGGCTGAGAGAATCATATCTAAATGAGCAGGTGAAAATGGTCTGTGTAAAAATAAAACATCTATGAAGCAAGTCTTAGACCAATCCATAGGTCCAATTTCTATAGGCAAAATATCAATTTGATTTTTAACGGCACTCCAAGGCCCATAGGCTCTATAGAAAGAAGTGGCGTCTTTTGGATTAGGTGTGTGAAGCCCTAAAGTTATTTTGCTCATTTATATTCACCATACTCGCCTTGGTAGAACTGAATATCTCCGCGAAGATTGTGTTGAAATTTATTTTTTAATCTGTCGAAGGCAGAATGAAAATTAGGTTTTAAGTTAGTTGGATTCTTAAGAGTTGAATAGTTCTCAATATGGACAAGCTTAGCATCAACACAATAGATGCAAAGTTTGCTAAGTTCTTGAGTAACTCTGAGACAAAGATCAACATCGTCAAAACACCAATGAAAATTCTCATCCATACCTCCAAGTTTTTTATAATCTGAAACTCTCATAGCTAAACATGCACCCGTGACGGCTTGAAAAATTCTATTTTTAGTTGGAATAGTTGGCCAGATACTAGCTTTCTTGAATGTAGCTTGATTTATATTAAACGGCATTTTATCTGGAGTTATACAAATTCCAGCGTGTTGAAGTTGTCCATTCGGATAAAATAACTGCGCACCTACGGCCCCAACGGTGTCATCATCTTTTAAGATTTTAATCATTGGTGTGAGAAAATCATTAATCGCAATCATGTCATTGTTTAAAAGAATTAGGTATTCGTACTTATCGAATAGTTTTTCTTTCATTAGATCGTTGTGTTGACTTGCGAATGTGCCTTCATTTTTACGAGCTATTATTTTAACTCTATTATCGTTTATATCCAGCAGCGGTCTTGAGTCTGAGTTATCTCGAATGAGCCAGTCCCAACCATCTTTAGGTAAAAGTTTATTAATCGAATCATAGAGCGGCGGTATAAGATCTATAGAGTTATAATTTAAAGTGACGATTAAAGTTTTAGACATCGAAACCTAATTTCTTAGCCACGTTTAAAATAGTGGTGTCTTCATACGTGCAAGCTTTAACATGTGTGGCGAATTGTTCTAGACGTTTAGCTCTAGGTGATTCTTGAGTGTAGTCAGCCGATCCGCGAGCTACTTTGCCGACCCACTCTTCCTCTGTCTTTGTTATGTAGTGATTAATAACTACCTTATCCATAGGGAGATAATTATTTCTGTGCTCACTTATCGTGATAGGTCTATAAAGCATATCAACTGTGTGAAACCCGGGCTTTGTCTTGAGCCAGTGAGGGTCGTCTACGTTATGAATACATTGTGGGCGCATAATAGATTTAATATGTTTAGAGTGACCGCAATTGGGGTCTTCATAATGAACTCGTTTTGTGATGCGCTTCCAGACGGCTCTATCCTCATATTTATTTGAGCTAGAAGTGCCGAAACAATGCCAAGGGAAAGCAACGCCACCAATATTAGGATGATTAAACTTTAATAGTAGATTTCTTAGATCATAATTATCTAGTCCGAATGGGTTTATGAATTCGTCTATGTCTAGGAATAAAATCCAATCAGTCTTACCGATATATCTAGCTATGCAATTTGTGTAGGCCTGATATTGAACTGGATGAGTTGTAGCGGGCATGTACTCGACTAGCCCACTCCAACAATCACGTTGAAGAACCTCTAGAGTTTGGTGTTGAGAGCCCTCGTCATATATAACAAACTTCTCAACGCCGAGTCTTTTATGCCACTCTATCCAATCTTTTATGTAGCGGCCTTCGTGTTTACTAACAGCGCAGGCTATTAAATTATACATTTTTAATTAGTCTCGCTTTAGCTGGATTGTGTTCTATCTCAATATTTTTCTCTTTTGAGAATTCTTGAAAATCTTTATAAACACCTCTGAAATCTGAGGCATCATAATCAATAGTGTTCTGATCGGGAATATAATCGTCACCAATTAAATGGCCGCCAACTCTTAAGCACTGCCAAGCTTCTTCGATGTCTAGTTTAACCATTGGCGAGATATGTGAGCTATCAACATAAGCAACGTCGAACTGGGATGCCCAAGAAAAGCCGTTTCTATGTTTGCCATTAATTAATTTATATCCACTTTGGGAGTCTAAATGAATTGGTACGATATAGTCTTTAACTCCGTGCTTGATGCAATTGGCATAAAAACTCTTCCACAAGTTGGCTCTACCGAACTCTCTTTTAAGTGCGCTCTGAACTGCTGCGTGTTTAAAAAGAAGATGACAGCCTAACCAAGTATCAATGCAAACTACAACGCCGTCTACGTTATTCTCTTTCATCCATAGGGCAGCATTAATGGCAGATCCACCTTTCCAAGATCCACTTTCGATATACATTGAGGCATTTGTTTTTTCTAAAGAGTCACGAATGAATGGGTGTTTACTGCCCCACGTGTAGAGCTCATAATCTTCAACCTCGGATAGATACCACTCATCAGCGCCTTGGAATGGGTCTTTTCCGTTGTATAATGTGTCGACAAATTCTTTTTTCTTTTTAGTCATATGATCTCCGTTATTTGTAGAGTTATTGAGTCTTCGGGGCCAAATATCTTTCGGGCGTGAAGCTCAATTATTTGGCAGTCATCTTCCCATAGAATTTTATTAAACGTATCCTCTATGGACTTAATCAAGTTCGACGTATCGGGTCGCTTAATGTGGTGAGATAGTTTAGATGTCTTCGCTTTTACGAATGAGAATATGATGTCGACTTTAAGTGGAGCCGTAAGTGGTTTAACTCGCCATTGAGGTAGGGCTAACTTTCTAAGAGTATTTCTATATTCATTTTCTTTTTTAGGTATAAATTTAAAACCAAATTTACTTGTCCCGACCCTAGTATATGGAACTGCAGCTATAGGGAAATGTAGAATATATGAACCTAGTTTTTGATTGTGACTCACTTAAATTGGAGATTAGTTGTGGGTGTGGAAAGAGTCGAGGCGCGGAGGGTTAATTGCCATAAAAAACTTAGGAGTCACTAAGAAAAGAAAATGGCAATAGGGAAACCCAGACCGCGCCCCAACATTTAATTACTTTTTCTTTTTCTTAGGTGCAGGTTTAGGAGCTGGTTTAGCGCCTTTTTTAGCTTTTGCTTTCATTATTTTTTACCTTTCTTTGCTTTTTTAGCAACACTAAGGGCAATGGCTACGGCTTGTTTTTGAGACTTACCGTGCTTCATTTCCGTCTTTATATTCTTAGAAATTGTTTTAGCCGAATAGCCTTTTTTTAATGGCATATAAAATCACCCTCAATTTTGGATTGTAGCATTAAACTACGTCACCGCAATCGTACTCCTTTAAAATATCAAAAAACTTTTTTAATTTCTTCTAAAAGTTTAATCGTTGGCTCAGAGAGTGTGTTGTCATATTTAATTCTACGTCTAATACTTTGATTATAGAATTCACCTATCGCGCACCGTAAAGTCATACCAGTCCTAGCTGCATTAAAGTCATCTTGTTCTTCTGGTAGTGGATAAACAAGTATGGCGCATTTCGTGTTTATATTGATCTCTTTAACTTCCATACTCGGTAACCTTTCTTCTCTCTGCGCATTGTACCTCTGTTTTGTGGTTCATATCTCTTAATAGAATTACATAAACTGTGCGCGTCGTTTCTATCTTCAAAATGAATTGAATCGCCGATCTCCATTTCAGCAACAATTAATCGCCACGCAGAATCGTGATGAGCTACTTTTGGGATAGGAATATTTTTTTCAATCTTCATAAAAGATTCACCCTGCCCACCTCTCGCGACATTGTTATGAAGTAGTTTCCAAAAATTGCATCCGAGAAAGCCGCGCGAATTCCGCAGGGTGAAATTGTCATTCCTTTTTAAAACTCACAAACCTAGTTAAAGGTATATGTACTATTGGTTCAATATCAAAATTATCTCTTGGACTGTTAGTTCTACCAGCCCACTGAATAGAACAATTATCAAAATTATCAGTATATTTTGGAGTATTGTTACTGTCATCAATTGCGAATATAGCTGTGCCACCAATAGAGCTAATTATGTTTTTCATACTAATAAGTTTTTGTAGAGGTAGATAAAGACTATCATACATACCCCAAGTCATATTTCTTTTTTTATATTCTAAAATACCAATGTATTTATTGTTTTCAAAAATAAAGAAATCAACACCATAGGCTTTAGATACTTTTAAAAGAACTCTATTTGAATAGAATTTTTCATATCTTTTTTTGAAATAATTTTCATTTTCAATATCTAAAGGTTTTTCGTATTGAGTTCTCATAGATATTAAAAACCTAAAATATATTTAGCTAATAAGAATAAAGCAGCGATAACGATTTCAAAGGTGGCAAGAACAATCATTCCACCATAAAAGGCGTTCATTTCACGCGCTCTGTTTAAATCAGCAGTTTGTTTCTTTATGAACTCTAATAGATCAGCCTCACCCATATCTATTTCTCTCCTATCTCGCCAATAATACAACGGCGTAGAAAACAAAACAAAAACCGAGGAATAAAAAGAATCCGCTATAGAATTCAATTTCATCTTCGTTGTGGATACGTTCAATAAGTTTACGTTTCATTTTTAAATTCTTTTTCTATAATTTTAATAATGTCTAATAATTGTTGTGCTGCTTCTGAGTAGCTTTCAGCGATAGGTTTTTGATTCATAAGTTCAATAAATCTTTTTTGTTTAGGTGTTTTTTCTTTTCTTGCTTCAGAAGTGGGGTTTAATTTTCCTAAAGATTTAAGACTAAGGATATTCATAGGATCGTCTATGTCCCAGTTGTTTTTTGCCATACGGGTGGATAACCTTTCGAAGCCCATCTAACGGCTTGATTATGGGCGTGTCTGGCTTTGTAAATACCAGTTGAGTAATGGACTGTTCCACCCCTAAAGCCACCTTCGATGGTTGTCATATATCTATTTTCTCTTTGTTTTTTAGTTTGAATGTTGACGGTTGATCCATCTGCATCTTCTAGCTGAGTAAAGAGGGATATATCTTTAGTTTTAAGCATTGGTTTTGGCTAAGTCTCTAAAAGTTTGTTCTAGATTTTTAATAAGGTCGTCAGCTTGTTTGGAGCTCATTTTAGTAGGTTCACAGTTAAAGAGCTCGATTGATTTAGAGCGTAGATAGGTAGGATCTTTGTCTTTACCTAATTTAACGATTAGGTGTTGGACTTTCCCCTTCTGAGCAGTTGTAGGATACTCTAGAACGCTCAAAGATGGGCTAGGTTTAACGATATCTTTTGGTTTATCTGAAACTATAGCTTTTTGTGGTTCTTTAACTGGTGCGTATTGTATGGGTTTTGACTCTGGAACAATGTATTTAGGAGTTTGGTTATGTTGAGCACTTTGACCATCGTCATCAAGACTAGAAACACAAAGTGCGGCTTGAAGAGCATATCGTCTTACGTAGGATATACCCGAGCCTTGAGCTTGAGGGCTATTGTCTTTAGCTTTAATTGGGAGTCGACCACGAAGCCATTGACCTGAACTATGCATGATCTGTGTTTCAACAAATTCAATCCCATCGTCATTAAAGTCAGTCATTTGAGATACGCTTAGACCATATTTAGCTAACGGTTCTTTTATGGCACTAATAACTGAACTTAAATCTGCATAGTTTGATTTAAAGAATGGGTTTTTAGAATCCTTAACAGCGCCTTCAATTTCAGCTTGAGCTTTACTTAAGGCTGAGGCTAGTTCTTTTATATCTTCACTTTGTAACATCTAAATCACCAAATATTTTATTAAAGGTTTGGTCTAATAAAGCTACAGATAAGGCAAGCGTTGAACCATCAACTTTATTTTTTATTGAAAACTCAACTATTTCCCTAGAAAATACCATAGCTTTTTGTAGAGAATTTTTAACATCTTTATTTTTCTTAGTTTCTTTCTTTTTAAATGGAATTATATTTTTACTCATAGTGACTCCTTCACAAAGCTTTACCTCAGTAACTCAAAACTAAGATATGTTTTGGGTTTAAGATAGCTCCGAGCTACCGAGGTAAAATCTAAATTATAATTTTAATTTCCCAAAACATAAAGAACTTATAGACTCTAGGTTTTATAAAGTAAACTATTTAATATCTACAAATATTTTTTACTTCATTATCCATAGTTTCATTTAATCTCTTAGCTTTATCGTTTTCTTTCAAAGTTTTAGAAATTAAAAATGAAGCATCAACTTTAGTTATTTTATCTGGAAATTCTATTTTTAGAATTCTCATAAAAGATAACTGCTTTTCTGTAGCAGATATTTCAGATTTTCTTTTTAATTTTAAATCTAATTGCCTTTTACTTTCAAAACTAGCATGTCGCGGTTTCACTTTGTTCCAATTCATTTTAGCCACAATCGATTCTCTCCTAGAATCCTAAATATAGCGCCCGCATCCAATTTGCGGGCGTAACAATCCCTTATAGTGCTTAGACAAAGAACTGCATTAGAGTTCTCTAGCACCATAAGAGAATATGGGGGCGCTACTTAATGCTTCGCCAATTCCATATACCCAACGCTACCTCGTACTCATGAGGCTTTACTCGTATACTTCGAGGGACTCTCGAAGCTCTGGCTAAGTTACTTTATAACCAGTTGGGACTTTCACCCAAAACTTTAGTTCTGCGTCCGAACCCTAGTGCCCATAGAGACCTAAGACGAATAAGGCTTAACCGTTTCCGTTAAGCTAGCCCTTATGTTTAAATCCAATTAATTTAAACCGAGCCTTCGCAAAATGTCCTCGTCTGCCAGCTCACTTGAGCCGCTAGAGCCGAACCTCTAGACTAAGTGCCCCCTCACAATTCCAATCAACTCCGTCTCATTGAATCCTGCATCAGGAAATCAAGGCGGTGGACCAAAAAAGGGGATTTCAGTTCCTTTTTCTCTTTACGTGTAATGAATTTGTAGTTATTTTTTAGATAACGACGGTGATTCAATTACACCCGTTGTTCATGACTACTAAGGGCGCTAACCCTTGAGGAGTCTAGAATGGGCAATCTACCTGCCCAATTCATTTATATATAATAGTTTGAGCTTTTAAAAGCTTAACCTAAAAATAATATTTAACACATGTAAATTCATACACTTACACGCATCAATCTTGTTTACTTATTATATGACACAGCGTATAATAATAGATATAAAGCCCAGTCGTTTGGGTAACAAAAAGCGAGGTTATAATGAAATACTTTTTAGCTATATTTTGCCCACCATTAGCTCTAATTATTGAAGGTAAAATTTTTCACGCAATTTTCAATATCGCACTATGTTTTTTACTCTGGTTTCCTGCTGTAATTCATGCCTTTTGTATTGTTCATTCAGAACAAAAAGAACGTGACTTTGAACGTATGAGAGAACTCATGAGATCACCTCGCTAAACTAAGTAAAACGATCTGACCCAATTTATGCAGTACTTAGTTTTAAAGGAATTGCCCACACCTTTTAAAAATTGGGTATTAGGTGTGGGAATCTTTAATTTTTATGAATAAAAAAATACCATCAAATTTAATAGGAATATCTGGAGAGTATTTTGTAGCTGCTGAATTATCTAGACGTGGATTTATAGCCTCTCTCACAATAAGAAATACTGAAGGGTTTGATATTCTTGTAACAAATAAAAAATCTAGTAAAACAATTACAATTCAAGTTAAAACTAACCAAAAATACAGAAAATATTGGATACTAAATAAAAAATCAGAAAAATTAATTGCCAAAAACTTTTTTTATATTTTAGTAAATTTAAATACGATTAACAATTATCCAGAATTCCATATAGTACCCAGTAAAGTAATTGCTAATTATATACGTAAACAACACCGTATCTGGCTAAACACACCCGGGAAAAAAGGAAAACCACATAAAGACTCTGATATGAGAACGTTCTCAGACTTTAAAAATAAATATATTAATAAATGGAATCTTTTATAAATATTAACACCTAGCGTAAATACATAAAAGTCAATATCAATTACAATACTTTAAATAAGGCAATTAGCCTTTGTAATTCCACCAGAGGGGAAGCATCACGGATGATAATTCAATGTAAATACGATCAGCTTATTAATGTAGATGATCTTAAGCCTTATCCTAAAAATAGAAATAAACATTCTAAAGAACAAATTGAACGATTAGCTCAAATTTTAATTTTTCAAGGAATAAGAGCACCAATCGTTGTTTCTAAACTTTCAAACTGTATTGTAAAAGGTCACGGTACTTTAGAGGCAATTAAAAAAAACTCTTGGCTAAAAGCTCCTGTTGTTTATCAAGAATTTAATAGTGAAGAACAGGAGTACGCATTTGTTCAATCTGACAATGCAATAGCTTCTTGGAGTGAGTTGGACTTATCAGGCATCAATTCAGACCTAGGTGACCTAGGCCCTGACTTCGACATCGACTTACTAGGAATCAAAGACTTCACCATAGACGTAGCCGACAAAGACCCGGGTTGCGATGAGGATGAAGTCCCAACACCCAAAGAAGCTAAGTCAGTGCTGGGTGATATCTACATTTTAGGCAATCACCGCCTTATGTGTGGTGACTCGACCGCCATTGATGCCGTTGAGAAGCTTATGGACGGGAACAAGGCTGATATGGTTTTTACCGATCCGCCTTATGGGATGAGTGCGGTATCAAAAAGCGGTGTGCTTTCAAAAAACTACCATTCAGACATAATGAATGACGACAATGTAAACGTCGCAAAGGACGCATATCGATTATGCGCTGGATTGGGAATTGAAAAATTAGTTTTTTGGGGTGCCAATTACTATAGTTCCGCGCTTCCCGACGCAACATGCTGGCTTGTTTGGGATAAAAACAATGGTCAGTCAGATCAAATGGATTGCGAACTTGCTTGGACAAACTTTAAAGGAGTGACAAGGCAATTTACAAAAGCATCGGAAAAATCAAACAGAGTGCATCCAACTCAAAAGCCAGTTGAACTAATTCAATGGTGTTTTGAGCGTTGGGAGGCTGGACAAGTCATTGATTTATTCGGTGGCTCAGGCTCAACGCTCATCGCCTGCGAGAAGACCAACCGTAAATGCTTCATGATGGAGCTCGATCCACACTACTGCGATGTCATAGTAAGCAGATTCTGCAAATATACTAAAACTAACAAAGTCATTCGTAACGGCGAAGAAATTGAGTGGGTAATTTAATTGGCACGCTCTAAAATGGGTCGACCAATTATCGAAATAGATTGGGTTCAGTTTGAAAAACTTTGCGCAATATTTTGCACTCTAGAAGAAATCGCTTCTTGGTTTGATTGTTCTGCCGACACTATAGAGCGCGCCTGCAAACGTCATTATAATGAAACATTTGCGGAGATCTATAAAAAGAAAATGTCTAAAGGAAAAGTATCTTTAAGAAGAAAGCAATTTGAAATGGCTATGGCAGGAAATACAACAATGGCCATTTGGTTAGGTAAACAATATCTCGGTCAAAAAGATAAAATAGATTTCTCCGAGGATGACGGTTTTGAGTTCACCGATAAGGAAAAGGTATGAACTGGAAAAGAAACATGCATAATTTAACCACGGAAAAAAGACTTGAAATCTCTATCAATAATTTAAAACGGGAACGTAAAAACAAAGAAATATCCGAGAAAGCTGCTAAATTAGAAATAGATAAAATTGAGAGAGAAATAGAATTTGAAATAGAATTTTTAAATGCAAAAAAAAGGGCTAGTCAAATAATTGATAGTGCCAAGAAATTCAATGTCATCCTCACCAATCAAAATAAAGTATAGCCCTCTTGAAACTCAAAGCAAGTTTCACCAATCAAAAAAATCTAAAGTTGCTCTCATAGCGGGGTATGGATTCGGGAAAACACACTCCCTTGTCATGCATCATTTTAAATTAGCAAATATGAACCGTGGCTGCCAACTTGGTCTGCTTTGCCCGACTTTAAAGATGGCTAAGCGAGATGTGATGCCGACGTTTCAAGAAATCTGTCGACAAAATAAAATCTTACATGATTACAATAAATCAGATTTCTCAATCTATTTGCCGCAAACAAAAACTAAGACTTGGATTCTACACGGCGAGGATGATGGGCAATCTATTCGAGGGCCGAACTTGGCGGCTGTCTTAGTTAACGAGTTTACTTTAATTAATGAGCCAACATATCTTGCGGCCATTGCTAGAATAAGAGACCCTAAAGCTAAGTTTCGACAATTGGCTATGTCTGGAACATTTGAGGATTTTGGTGGAGTTTATGACCTTATTACTAACGACAACGAATTTGATATCTTTTACGGGAGCACCAGAGAAAATACTCACCTGCCCGACTCTTACGTCAAAATGCTTGAGTCAACTTACGACTCAGACATGCAGAAACAATACATTGACGGACTTCCTGTTCGGAGGTTGGGAAAAGCTGTTATCAAGAAGTTCGATAGATCACGACAAGTCACAGACTCACTCTACTTTGATAGAACAAAAGACCAACTCTGGATCAGCATCGACTTCAACGTCACCCCAATGTCTGCGGTTATATGGGGACATAATCAAAATGAGACCGTCAAACTTAAAGCACTAGAGTCTATAAGCCTAAAAGACTCAGACACTCCTGACTTAGCTCGATTGCTACAGCAAAAAGTTTATGAGTACGGACTTGAGCCTAAAGATGTTTCACTATTCCCCGACCCAGCCGGCGCTGCTCGAAAAACAGTTAACGCCTCAAAGACAGACATGCACATACTTCGCGATCACGGCTTCACAGACCTGCGCTATACGAAATCAATTCGCAGCGTCAAGGATTGCATTAATTCTCTAGAGGCTATGTTTGAAAAAGGAGAAATACTTATTCATTCTAAGTGTAAGGATCTTATTGATGATCTTGAGCAAGTTAAGTGGAAAGATAACGGGTTTGAGTTTGATAAAACAAATTCTATGCGTACTCACTGGCTCGACTCTACAAAAAATATGGTACACTATGCCTATCCTGCGCTTAAACCTGTGGTTAAGCGTAACGTGACAACTTTGTTCTAAAATTCTACAGGGGGACATAACCTTAAATGATTCTCACAAAAGACATACTTGATTATGTAATTAAAGACGTTCGATCTAATGCCCGCAAAGATGTGCGGATGCAAGACTACAAAAAATGGCTAATGCTTAACGGCAAGACTCATGAAATTATTAAAGAAGCCATCTCTCGTGAGTTTAAAAAACCCGAGACAGTCGAAGAGCTTCAAGCCCGTTTAGTTCCTATTAACGTACTTCAAAAAATAATAACAAAGTTAGCTGGCGTCTATACCGAAGCCCCCGCGAGATACACTCTCGATAAGAATACGAGCGACGAGGAGTTACTCGAGGAATACGTCGACGACATGCAGTTAAATATCCGCATGAAAGAAGCCAATAAATATTTTAAATTATTTAAACGCTCTTTAATGGAAATATTTGTTGATGAAACTGGTTATCCTCAAATTAGAAATCTTCCTAAACATTGTTATGAAGTTTATTCATTTTCTAAAATATCACCCAATATACCTCAATTAATAGTTAAAATTATTAAAGAAGTTGCGGATGAAGACAAATGTCTTTACGCTATATGGACTGATGAAAATCACGTTATCGTGAACGGCAAAGGCAATATAGATACACAAGCTATGCAAGATATGAATAATGTAGAGCTTGTTAATCCGTATGGAAAAATGCCATTCGTCTACATTAATGAATCATCTTTAAGTTGTGACCCGATTCAGGACGACGACTTAGTCAAACTTAGTATAACTATTCCTGTTATTTTAACTGACTTATGTTTTGCTCAAAAATATATGAGTTGGGGGGTTTTATTTACAATAGGAGATGTTGGTGATGTCCCTATTAATCCAAATTCCGTCATTTCATTAAACTACGATCAAGATGGCAATAAGCCAGAAATTGGAACTATCAAGCCAGAAGTAGATACAGAAAAAGTTTTAACCTTAGTTAAAACATTAATTGCTATTTTACTTTCAACTAAAAATCTTTCAGTTGGATCTATTAAATTCGATCTTAATTCACAAGATGTCGCTTCTGGTGTTTCTAAAATGTTAGATTCTGCTGAGAGTGTTGAAGATAAAAAAGATCAACAAGCATTCTTTGCACAGGCTGAAGATGAATTATGGTATTTAATTAAAAATAATTTAATTCCATATTGGCGCGCCAATAATATGTTAGCTGATGAATTTAATCGTGAGTTTTCACCAACTTTTGAAGTACAAGTTATTTATCAAGAACCAAAAGTTTTAATTACAGACTCTGAAAAAGTTGATCTAGCTAAGAAAAGACTTGAGGCTGGATTTTCTACACTAGAGCGAGAATTAGCCTTCTTATACCCCTCTATGACGAAAGATGAGATTGCAGAATTAGAGCTAGAGATTACTCAAGAGAAACAAGGCAATCTACAGATGCAAGCCCTAGAGTTCAGTGGTGGCAGCGAGATAGATAGCTCTTCATCAGAGGACAATATTGGCTAAGTGGAATCCTAAATATGAGCTCGATCTTGTAGAGATATTCGGTCGAGCCTATTCAGATGAAGATCAAGAGTTACAAGATAAGATACGACCGCTGATAAGTAATAATACAGTTAAAGTAACATATGGTCAGCGTGTTATTGACGAGATAGTTGACCGAACACAAAGCCATATTGATAAGAACGGTAAATCTCTTGGTAGATATTCTGCAACATATAAAAACTCATTAGTTTTTGAGATATATAAAGGTGGCGAGACTAGAGTTAATCTAACTCTCACTGGTGACATGCTTTCAAGTCTTAGATCTAAGTCTAAACGAAACTCTATAATTATTAATCTAGACGGTGATGATAATCGCGGCAAAGCTCAAGGTCATATAACTGGGCGTTACGGTAAAAAAGGGCGTTCAGACCCTCGTGATTTTTTAGGAATACCTCCAAATATTGAAGAAAAGCTACTTAAGCAAACTATTAAAGATTATATAAAAGATAATAAACTGACTGAGACTGAAGCAGGTTTCTCAAATGGCTAATAAGTTTCAAGTTAGAGTAAAGAATCTTGATAAACTTAAGAGAGATTTAAAATCTTTAGTTGAAGGAATTTTAACTCGCGATGATATGGAAGCTATTTTAGTTAAAGCTCGCGACATTATCTATAGAAGATCAAAGTCTGGTAAAGGAATTACATCTGAAAAAAATGGATCCGAGATCAAGTTTCCTGATTTAAATGATAAATATATTGAGTTTCGTAGAGGAAAAATACTTGGCCCATTCGGTAAGCCAACATTATCTAACATAACATTATCCGGTGAGTTATTGGAATCTGTTACATATAGAGTAATATCCAATAAACAAGGTATAGTTTATGTGCCAAATGATAATAGAGCGGATGGGGATTTAACTAATAAACAATTAGCAGAGATTCTCGCCACTAAAAAAAATAGGCTGTTTATGGGCCTGACTACAAAGGATGAACGAATTCTCGACGCCTTCATTAATAGGCTTGTTCGAGATAAGTTAAGGAGACAAAGGAAATTATGAGCGATATTAAAACGGATGAGACACCTAAAGAAGAACCTAAAAACGATAAGGGCGATATCGTATCCCGAGAAGCCTATGAGAAAGCTTTAAAGGAAAAGAAAAATGCTATGCTAGGCATTGAGGAAGCTAAACTAAAAATAGCTGCCTATGAAGCTAAGCTCAAAGAAGCCGAAGAGAACAATCTAAAGATTAAAGAAGATTGGAAAACTCTCGCCGAAACTCGTGAAAAAGAATTACTCACACTTCGCCAACAATTAGACGGCGTTAAGAGCGAGACTGTGACTAACTATAAACTCACAGCAGTTAAAAAAGAATTTGAGAAAATGGGCGCTGACTCTAAGACGCTAGACTTCTTAATTAAGAACGTGAACATAGCCGCCCTTAAATACGATGAAGATCATAAAGTTGTCTTAGGTGCTGAGGATGAGGCTAAGCGTATTAAAGAATTCGTTCCGCAAGTATTTGGTAAATCTCAAGCTGGCGCAAGCCACGGCGCTCCAGAATTAGAGGCTAAGTCTTTAACTCTTGAGTCCTTTAAGTCTATGTCTTTAGCCGATAAGAAAAAGAATATGGCTGAGTTATATAAATCTCAGGGCATAAATTTGAAGCCTTGATTTTCTAATTCAACCTGTTTACAATGAGGCTTGAGATAACCTGCGGTGTCTCAAGTCTCAGTTGCTGCGCACGAGACTAATAATCAAAACATTATAAATTTTAGATCTTAAGGAGATTATTTTATGTCAGTAAATGGCAAAGTAGAATTAGATTACCTCATACCAGAAATCTGGTCGGCTCAAATGTATGATGAGCTCCGAAACAGCATCATGTTTGCTAACCTTTTCTCTCGTCAATATGAAGGCGAGATCAAAAATGTTGGGGACACTGTTAAGGTGCAACAAATTCAAGCACCAAGTGCTGAAATTTTGACTGATGACAAACAACAATTCGCTTCTAGCGCTTTGACTGTTTCTCAATTCAGCATCGTTGCTAACAAGCGCGCATCTGCTGCTTTTGAGTTCACAGATCTTGCTCAACTTCAATCTTTAAGCTTTCAACAACAAGCTCAAGAAGCTCTCGTGTATGCAATCCGTTTAAAAATGGAAAGCGATATCATTGCAGGACTTCTTCCTAGCACTTCTGCTCCTGACCACGACATTAGCCCTGCAGCGGCTGGCGTCCTTGCAGCAGTTGACCTCGGTTCTATGAGAACTCTTCTTAGCACTGCAAAAGTTCCCGTCAGCAATCGCTCACTTCTTTTGAGCCCTAGCTACTACGGTGACTTGCTCAATGCTACTACAGTTACTTCTATGGACTTCGTTAGCGGTAACTCTGCTCAAAGCGGCGTTGTTGCTAGCTTTATGGGCTTCCAAATTATGGAGCATAATCTCTTAGGTACAGATGTTGGATATGCTATCCACCCATCTGCTCTTCAGTTGGTTATGCAACAAGAAGTTAGAGTGAAAATCTCTGACCTTCACAGCCAAAATAAATACGGATATTTGTTATCAGCAGACTTAGTGTACGGATACACTCTTGCTGACAACAAACGTCTAGTGAAAATTAGCGGTTAATTAAATGGTAAAATTGCGCCACATCGTCGGAGCCAATCTTAAAGAGCTAGAGCGCACACTTGAAAGTGTGAACAACGCTATAGTTATTCTCGGCGTGAATAATGTCGGGGGAAATTGGTTCATTCACTTTGTGGTGCAAGATACCTTTTCGGATAATATGCAAGTCAAACAAGAATTAGGCTTGCCTAGTCTCACAAAGACTAAAAAGGAGAAATTAAAATGAGTGCAAAAGGCTGGAGCCCAGAGCTCAAAGCAATTAAATTAACTTATGACTATTCAGTACACGGTGGCGCTACTGGAACTATCGCTCTCGGGAATCTTCCTGATGGCTTCTTAGTTCACCACGCAAACGCGTATGTTGAAACTGCTCTAGTTGGCGGTGGAACATTCGTAGTTGGCGAAGACGGATCAGGCGATGCTGACGGTTACTGGACAGATCTTGATGCTGCTTCTGTTTCTACAGGCGTTAGCGGTAACGGTGCTCTTCTTGTAGCTTCTCAGCCTCACATTGTTGCGGCTGCTAAAGATGGCGTACAAGTTACAATTGCATCTACTGCATACACTGCAGGTAAGATCCATTTCATTTTCAGCGGAATTCAACCTGTTTAATAGCAGGTAGAATAGTGTACGCCCTCGGTTAAGCCTCATCCGTGTAATCGAGGGCACACTTTTATTTTATATATTGGGGGAGCTTTTAAATGGCATTGCCCGAACATTTAAATACGAGAGAATACCAGAAATTCATCGAAGTAGGTTCCCAAGTCGCTGTAAATACCAAGTCTGTCAGTGGTATGGTTACAGAGGCTTATGATTATATAGCCGTTACTTATCCAACTTCATCAAGTGAGCAATATGTTTTTAAAACAGGCGGTGTTGGTGGCACTACTGTCGCCACTGTCGTCGTGACATATACAAGCTCAGCTAAAACAGATTTATCATCGGTGGCTAAGACGTAATGGGTTTCAAGTTTAATCCATTCACGGGCACATTAGATGTAGTTGACGGAACTGGCGTTACTACTTATGCGAGTTATGCATCGTTGCCCGGATCCGCATCAGACGGTGCTCTAGCTATAACTTTAGATACTGATAAACTATATGTTTTTGATAGTGCAACATCTACGTGGAAACTAATCGGCCCACAAGTTGATTTAGTTTCTTTTACTCAGTATGGGGGTTTTTAAATGGCCGTCACAGCAACGCCAATTTTTCCACAAACAATTTTATCGCCTGTTGTTCAAATACTTCCAGCCGATACTACAAGTTTAAAAACTATCTACACTGCCGGAGCTAATGGCGGATTAGTAATGGGAATTTTTTGCGGATCAACTGATACTGCAAATAAAGATCTTCAATTTTATATCACAATCAGTGGGACAGATTATCTACTAAGCACTGTGCAATGTGCGCTTAACGCTGGTTTCACGAATGCTGTTCCAATGCTCGCTGTATTTGCGTCAACTCAATTTGCAAACATGCTCGTGGATGTGAATGGTAATAAAGCGCTCTACCTTTCAGCGGGTGCGGTTTTAAAAGTAAAAGCTCTCTCAACTGTTACGACAGCAAAGGCGATTAATGTGATCGCTCAGTGTGGAGACTTCTAAGAATGTTTGGACAGATAAGGCCTGCCGTTAAGAATCTGCTCACAGTAGCTAATTCGTGGTTGGCCGACCAGACTTATACTACTCAAAGAAAGGCAATCTCTGCTGCCACTGTTCAAACTTCAGCTTCGCAAATTTGGGAAGGTAGTGCGTGGAGTTCTGGAACATCTGTTTCTATTCCTGTGGCGTACAAAGCGTTTACACAAGGCGTGTCCGCCAACCCCGGATATGGGCGCTGGAAAGTTCAATACTCTTTAAATAATTCTGCTTATGCAGACGCGCTAACTTGGGACGCGAAAGGTGCTGGCGCAGGATCTAAGTCATTATTTACGATGACGGGTTATGCAAAAGTAGCCAGTGATAATGCGTCTACCGTAGATACTCTTCTAACTTTAGATATTAACTCTAGTGGCAGCACAAACCATATAGGCCACACTTATGGGACGACAATTAGAAGTGCGTGGTCATCAAATTCAAGCGGATCTACTGAATGGAAAACCGCTGGTGGTAGCCCAACACATAGTTTCTACATTGGCTCAAGCATAACATCTCAAACGATGGTGATGCAGCTTTATAGCGGTGGGGTTTATTCATCCTACTCTGGTTATTTCGGTCAAAAAGTTACAGCCGGAAGCACAGATCTATCTGTTCAAACAACATTGAGTGCTTATGGCTCTTTTGCCGTTAAAGGTGTTTTAGTTAATTCATCTTCATATACGTTGGCCGACACTGAAACTTTTGTATATTGTGATCCGAGTAACGCCAATTTCTGTACAGGCACTCCGACTACAGTATGTAGTTCGCTAAGCTCAGAGGGAACATGTAACGCGAAATCGGCTGTCGGATGCTCTTGGTTTGCTGGTACATCTTGTAGCGGGGCTACAGGCACGGATCAATCGACCTGTGAATCTCAGGGTGCCGGATGTACGTGGGGATCTGCTAGCTGCTCTGGTGCCGATAACACAGATCAATCTACATGCGAAGCGCAAGATGATTCCTATGGCGGATCTTGCTCTTGGGATACATCGACTTGCCCATCATACACTTCAACCGCGACATGTCAGGCCGAGGCTGGCTGCACAGCTAATACTAATGATTGCTCAACGTTTAATGGTGGCTCTCAAGGCACTTGTGAAGGAAATACAGGATGTGCTTGGACAGGAGCGGATTGCCACGCTTTTGATGGAACGGATCAATCAACCTGCGAGACCTCGCATACTGGCTGTACTTGGGACGGCGGTAGCAATGTTTGTAACGGTGTCTATGATGAATCTTCTGTATGCTCAGGAAGCTATTTCATAGATTGCTCAGGAAATCTTTGTAACGGCGATTACAACACCGGAGATTGCACAGGCACTTTCGGGGCAACATGCCAAGGTACGGCAGCTTGTTCAAACCTAAGTGATGACGGACAAACTGCGTGTAATGCAGAGTCGGGCTGTACGTGGACAGTCGGTATCACTGTAACGTTACCATTAACTTCAAACGCTTTAAGAACCACTACAGGTAGAATTTATTCAATCGTTCACGTTGGATCTACTGGAACATGCTCTATTCAAGGTCAGACTGGTGAGAATATTTTCCAATATGGTAATATGACGCTCTTTAAAAAGGGCGATAAGGTTTTATTACATAATCAAAACATCTCTTATCCTTGCTCTGTATTTTCATCGTCCACACCGTGTAGCGCACAGAGCGGCTGTTCTTGGATACCTGTTATTACATGTTCATCTTACAATGGAGATCAAAGTGGATGTGAGACTTCTCCAGTGGCTAGTTATTGTTCTTGGAATAGTGAGGACAGCACTTGTTCTGGGGCCGGAAACGCTACAGCGTTTTGTTCTGGAAATTACACAACATCTGATAGATGGTTTGCTCATAGTTTAGAGCGAGGACTAAACTATCAAGCTAAGACTGCTAACTACACACTCACAGATATTGATGACATAGTTGATTGCACAAGCGGAACTTTTACGCTGACACTTCCGAGCGCGTCCCTAAATAACGGCAAACAATACATATTAAAAAATACTGGAAGCGGAGTAATTACTTTGAATACCACAAGCTCACAGACAATTGATGGCAACGCGAGTGGGGCGCTCACTCTTAATACCAGTGAATCTATGACGGTTGTGTCCAACAATTCCAATTGGGTGATAGTGTGAGTTACTTAATTAACTTTATCGGAAAAAGAAAACAGGCAACCGGAACTGTTCTGTTTACTCAGACCTCAACTGTAACAGTGGCAAATACTGTAACTGAAACAGCAATAACAGGCGGCGGTGTGGGCTCATTAACTTTACCTGCTAACTATTTAATTGCTGGTAGATCTTTTAGATTATTTGGTAATGGGTTTCACTCAAACGCTAACGGAAATACTTTACGAATAAGAGTAAAGCTCGGCTCTGTTACTTTATTAGATACGGGCGCGCAATCTAGTGGTGCATCAACAAATGATGGATTTATTATCTCGGCCAATATAACTTGTAGAACTACAGGAGCCAGCGGCACTGTTATGGCTCAAGGTGAGTACAAGGAATTTACTGGTACACCTAGCGCGCACGACGCTTACCAATTAGTGAACACTGCAACAACAACCATAGATACAACTGCTAGTAATGCCATCTCTGTCACTGTAGAATGGGGACAAGCTTCAGCATCCAACTCGATATCATTGGCTTACTTCACAGTGGAAGGGCTGAACTAGGAGGAACCTATGTTAGAGCTAAACGAAAAAAACTTTAAAGAAGAACTTTCAAAACACCCGCAAGCGCTAGTGTTTTTCTACCGCGAAAAAGGTTGTTCATTCTGCGATAAGATGAAGCCTGTTTTCGAATCACACAATGCGCCTTACATAAAAGCTAAATACGCTTTGGGTGCAATGCCTGACTCGATAACTGGTGGGCTTGTAGAGCGTTTCCCTACGTTTGTTGCATATGCTTATGGCGAGATAATCGCAAAACAAGAAGGCGTTTTATCTCCAGAGCAGCTTGATAACACTTTTAATCCTGAAGCCATTGCTCCTAAAAAGCTTTCAGTAAAAGAAGCGCCACTACTTACACTTTTAACTGACGAGGCAAACTTAATAGATCAAATTGTACCTCTAAAAAGACTGCTTAAAGAAATCCAAGATGAGATTGCTTTAAGAAAGGCTATCGCAAATGGATAAGTGTGAGAATTGCGATAGCCTTTCTTAAAGCAATCT